CTTATTTTTTTTTTCTAAGATCCTCAAGGCTTATATCTATATATTAAATTCTGATACAATCGACTGATTGTATATTAGATCTAATACTTATAATCAATTCAATAAGGGATAACTATGAATCTCAAACCTAGAACTTCCGCATCTAAAGCAACTCCAAAACCTGTTGAAGCTGAAGAAGCAGAAGAAGAAAAGATTGTAGCAGAAGTTCATGCTGAAAGTGAAGCAGTCGAAGAAGATGCAGGCGAAGATGATGATTCCGCCGAAGAAGTACTCGATGAAACACCAGAAGCTGAAGCAGCTGCTGAACCAGAAGAAGTTAAAGATGCAGAACCCGTTGCTCCGGCACCAGCTGTGGCTAAGACTCCAGCAGCACTTAAGGGAGTTCATAAGAAGTCTGCAAATACGAAGCGTATTAACTTGAAGCGTAATGAAGAAAAAGCTGCCAAGGTAGAAGAAGAAAATAAGTCTAAGAGAATTGGCAGAAGTAAGATTATCGAATCTTTCAGAAACTTCCTCGGTGAGAACATTGAAGGTATGGAAGACCTCACCTTGGAATCTGCAAAACAGTTCCTTGATTCTATCGAGAACTGGTTTAACGAACTTGTCACTAAGTACAGTTTGAATTTCGCAGGATTCTATTTTGGTCATTACCAGAAACCCTGCTGTTTCCGTGAACCTAACGGATTGATTTGCTTCATCGGCCCTCACGAAGAAATTAAGGCTGTGAGAGTCATGAACGAAATTAAGAAAGTTTGCTCCTTCGATAAAGATGGTAAGTTTATCGCAGGTGATCGTGGTCAAGATGCCGAAGGCAATGTGGTTGTCATTCCTAACAAGGCTGATACAGCTTACATTTGGCCTCTTTATAAAGAACATCTTGAAAAAGTTGTGGAAGGCTTGGATAAGCAGAAAGAAAAGCAGAAGCGTCGTGAAGAAAAGAACCTCGCTCGTGCATCCAACCTTCTCAAGTAATCTAACCTACCTCTTGTGTTAGAGTGAAATAGGGCAATATGGATTTCTCCATATTGCCTTATTTTTTACTCAGCAGAAGCTGGCGGATAATTCTTACTATTTGCGATAGCCTGATAATCTTTAGGCGTAGTATCGTACGGTTTCTTACCAGCTGCTTTAAGTTCCTTAGCTTTCTGAATAGCTTGCTTGATGTATTCATTTTGAACAGGTGAGTAGCACTCTAGTTCTTGAATAGCATCAATACCAATATACTTATCATAATACATTCTAGCTTGAGCTGTATCTTCAGCAGGTGCCATGACTATCATGGTTTCGCTTGCAGATGTGCAATAATGAACTTGCTGAATAGGCTTTTTTGTGGCATAGTTAAAGTCACAAGAAACATAAATTACGTTAGACGGACTAAGGTATATGCTATGAACGTATTTATTGATGAAATCTTTAATTTCAGATACATCAGTGTAATTTTCCATTACTTTTGCTAATTGAGCACTAGTCATAATAAAATCCTCTTTAATTTCAATAGAAAGTTAGAAATATGCAGCCTATACCTTTTGAAGCTATTTATGAAGTAGCTTTGTACACAGACGATATATTGATTGATCAATTTGATGAAACTGTAAATGTTATGGCATTTAATACTGAAGAAGCTTATACCATAGCAAAAAATTTATTATATGATAAATTGGTACATAAACGACCAGAAGTACCTTATGAGAATTATGTAGTAAAATTAAAAAGCTTCAATGAAGATCCACAAAGAGAAGCAAAAAATAAAATCTTAAAAATTTCATCTATGTTCTATTTAGCTACAGGATTAGAATTCTTATTTGCCTCATTATGTATTAGGCACATCCTTATAGCATCTTTATTGTCAGGTTTAGCTTTATACTTTGACAAACCTTTCCTTACTTATACCGCTTATGGTGTTACAGCATTTGCTGGAAGTAATCTCTTACTTGTATACAAAAGGTTACTAACAAAGATATCATATACGTGGTTGTTTTCAGTAGTATTACTGATTAGTTTACTTCAAGCTATAATATTTTGGGTATAACCTTATATTGACGACTGTGTTCTTAAAAGGAAGGATATGAACAACTGTAATCTCGAAATGATGTGTACCAAAGCCTTGGCTTTAGGCAAGAAGATACAAAATTTAGATTCATCATTACCATTCTTTGAAGTATTAAAAGATCATGATAAATGTCTGTATAATTTTGCATCAGGCACTAATGCTATCTTTGCCGATGATGAAGGCTTCGACATCTTCGATTTGAAAAATGTTGATTCAGTATTGCATATAAATACATTTGAAGATTTTATTAGACTTGCTAATTTTGAACCGTTTAGTGAAGCTGTTGATAGATGCGAAGAGCTAAGAATCAGTATCGACCATGTAAGATATGTTTATAAATATAAACACCTTGATAAATTCTTACAAGAAGCAGATATTAAGATTATTACAGCCAATCTCAAACGAAAACTTAAGTATCTCATTTATAAACAAAATGGAAAGAATTATCTAGTGCTATTTCACTTATATTCATCTAGAAAGAATTTAGATGATGACGTGAAACAATTTGTATAATTCTTGACAAGAAACTTAAAAATGAATCATCATAATGGTGATTCATTTTTTTTTTTGGTAATTTATGACTGGTTTAGATATCAAACAAATCCTATCATCTCATCCCAATATCCCGTTTGAAATAGATGATAAAATTATAAAGAAGATAGATCAATTTTTAGCTTCTAAATCTTTAGACCTTCCAAATTCAAAAACGATTATTATTTATGGATCGCCTAAAGCTTGGAAGAGACATAGAGCTTCTAGAATTTCTGGCATGTATGACCCGAATACACCTGAGAAGCGTGTAATTCAATCTTACTTTGAAGAAGAATTTGGGCAAGAAATTTCTATGATCCAAGGCGAAATTCAAATGTCCATTAAGGCTTATCGCCCTATTCCTAAATCTCTACCTAAGCCAATAGCTCTACTTTATGAAGCTGAAATTCTAAAGCCGCTAGGTAGACCCGATGTTGATAACTTTATTAAACTTATTCAAGATGCTCTAAACGGAATTACATATCGTGACGATGCTCAAATCACGAAGATTGTATCTGAAAAGTTCTTATCCTTTACTCCTAGGACAGAAATTACTATGTCTTGGGCAGATCAACCTTTTGTATAATGGATACAGTAGAATTTGCTTTATTCAAGTATAAACATATAGAAGGCATCCTTAAAGGATGGCGAGCATCTGAATTTGATACATCTAGGTATAAATGCGGAACAGTTGAAGCCTATATCAAATATGATATAAAGAATGATACAGCTAAGTTATACATATTTGATATTCTTATGGCAGAATGTAAAATAAAAGAATTGCCTAGAATTTTAAAAGAGCAAAAATTATATGAAGAAAAATAAAAAATAAAAGAGAGGACAGCTGCAAACGCAGCTGCCCTCCCTAGCGAGGACAAAACTCATCCTCTTGTTTGGCTCCTTAGAGTTTGATTCCAAGCACCGTTTCCATGAATTTAATGAAGCTAATCACTTCAGTATCTCCATTGAAAAGGAGTTGCTTGGATCTATTTTTTCCGGGGCGGTCGTCACGAATGATAAGGCTTGCCATACCAGCACCGTCAACAACACGCTGACAGGCTGTCACGACAAAATCATTCTTAAACTTGAACAAGTCCTTGACATCACCAATGGCCTTTGCTTCCTCTTCAGGATCGTAATCCGTCATAAGGAACATGTTATCTCCAATGGTAGAACCATCAGAGCACTTGTAGTTAGCCACTGCCATTGCAAGCTTTGTAATAGCCTGCTTCTTGCACTTGAACGCAGCCTTAATCTTTTCGTCAAGATCGGCGACATCCGCTTCAATCTTAAGCTTAAGATTGTCGCAAAGATAATGCAAGAACTTGCTGACGTCCTGATCGCTGTTATACAACAGGATCTTGCTGACGTTCTTACCCGGACGGTCATCCCTGACCATGAGAGTCACCATACCTTCGTTGTTGAAGGAACGGCAACAAGCGGTGACTGCAAAGTCACCTTTAAAAATGACCAGATCTTTCACATCGCCTTCAAAGACAAGGTCATTGTCTTCGGAGTAGCTGCCAAGACGAAGCAAGCCATCGTTCAACGGCTTATCCCCGATCTGATAGTTACCAAGAGCCATTGCAGCCTTGATAATTACCGCCTTCTTTGTCTTAAAGGCAACGTTGCACTTTGTTTCGAGATCTTTTACTAATGCTGTAGTCATTCTAGATTGTCCTCTTCTTAGTGGGTTAATTGACCATGATCACTCGATCATGGTCAATTTTTAATATATAGATATATTTCAATAATTAGCGATTCTTATTAGTTCCCCACAGACTTCCGGGTAACTTCCAAGTAGTTTCGCTAGCTTTAGCCATAACAGTTTGTTTATATACATCAGGTAGAGACCTAGCATACGATGCATACGTTCTAAGTGCAGTAGACATTGTACCACCTGTGTATATTTCTTTATAATTCATGCCAGCAATATTATCAATATATGCTTGCATTGGAAGATTATTAAAGAATGATTGTGGACCAACTGGTAAAGCCATGGATTCATACATGTCCATAATAGTCATAGTAACTTCAAGACATGTTGCCATACCTTGTGCTGACCAAGAATTCTCATCAACACCACGTCTGATGTCCAAAGAGGTCACTGCTCCAGCATCGATTGTGAAGAACCCCGGACAATCTACTCTTACAATAAAAGGTGATGTAAATGTATTCTCATTTTTAAAGATAGGCATAGCCATTGTAAGTAAAGCAATAAATGGCTTATACACATATTCTAGAAGATGGTCAGTATTACCATAAGGGCATTCAAGTCTGAAAGATAAAGTATAAGACTTGTTAAAAGAGCTACTTTCCCAATGCTTAGGGAAATTCGTAATGGACTTTTGTGTGCCAGTAGCATCGGTAAATCCCGTTCCTAATATACCTTCAATGGCTTCTTTACTCTTATTATATAGACCTTCGAATGAAGAAATCATACCTTCTGTAACACCTTGACCCCAAGAGTTAGATGCCGTTTCGCTAACAGTAGTATTAGAATTTATAGCAAATTCTATACCACCCCATCCAGAGGTCATAAGTCTTTTATTAAACTCAGCAGTATCCCCATCGCCATATCCACTGACCATCATAGCTACAGTAGAAGTAGGAGACAATCTAGCAATAAATCTTCCCATAAGGGTATTGTAAACTCTTAGGAATGCCCCCACTCGTGGTGAGAAATTAGCCAATCGTCTATTATGATCGTCTAAGAATTCCATTAATTGTCTTACTGAGGATCTACCATCAAACACTAGGGTCTGAGAAGTACCATCAATAAAGGCATTCATTTCTTCTTCAAGAGCAGTAGAAGAGAATCCAGAGTTATATGCTGCTGCAATACCAGCATAATCAAATATGCCGGGTACAATGGACATAACATGCTGAGTAGCAATAACATTATTTGTGTATGCTCTTGCCATAGGGTCTACTGCATGCAGCATAGCAGGAGGCAATCCCATAATTCTAGATCTTAAATCAGATATATTACCTACTAAAGAGTTAGATGGACCAAGTAGGAATTCATCCGTTATAAAACCTTTAATCCAATGGAAACTATTTTTAAACTGTGCATATATATTTTCAGCCTTATTGAATCCATTTACTAAAGCATCTGCTACAGTTACATCTGAAAAAGGAGTAAGATCTGCGGCAGTAGATCCGATAGTCTTTGCCATCGACCAAATCATACCCGGAACTTCTGCAAGATCTTTTAAATCTTGAACTGGGCCAGACTTCTTTAATGCACCTACTAATGAAGATATATCAAAACTATCAAGTTTATCAACAGAATTAATAAACTCAGAACGATCCTCTCCGCTTGGTGCAAAGTTCTGTTTAAGGTAAGATTTAAACGCCTTTAGTGACTGCTCTTTTACAGGACCTAATCCTAGTAATTCTACATCTTTATTAGCTTGGCTACCGCTGCTACCAAATATAGCTTCGAGGAATCCAGAAGGACTCTCACGAGTTCCATCCTTATATTCTTCTCTAATACGGTTATAAAGCTCTTGACCATCTTCCGTACTAGTATCCAAGTTACCATACATCGTTTGAGCTACACGACGCTTAACGACATCTTCTACTGTCGTGATATTAGAAAAATTAAGTATAGCCGATGCACTTTCTTCTCTATATTGAAGTCTATTTCTAATGGAAGGAACTCCTTGATAGCTATTTCCTGCATTTGCACCCTGCTGGACTTTATTTAAAGCACTACCAGCCATGCTAGATGCACCACCCTTATTAGCTTCCTTAGCAGGTTCGACATTTAATAACCATGCACTAACTGCGTTAAAAGCTTTTTCTGGGGTAGATATACTATCTCTATTGGTGCCTTCTTGTTGTGAATATAACTGCATAATACTACCTATAAACTTTAATCATTTAGAAGTTGGTGAATAAAAATATACATTACCATTTAAGGTAATGTATATTAATTTTATAATCCTACGCAAAGTCTAGATCCAACTAAAGACATAGCGGTTTCGTTAGGATTAAATGCTTCAGAAGCAGGTATAAATAGATTCTTAAGCACTTCAGTTTTATTGGTATCCTTACCAAGACTTCCAAGTCCAACAATGGCTTGTAAAATACCCTTTAGAAGATCGGTAATTTCTCCCATATTAATTGTCGGTGCAGCATTATTTGTAGTCATATCCATGCTGTCGCCAGCTTCACCCTTCTTAGATGCAGCTATATTTTTAGGATTCTGTGCAGTACTGCCTCTCTTACCAGGAATTAGCTGTGGCTTATCACCAGTATATTCTCTCTGTCCATATTCAGACTTGACAGTTTCTGACAGTTCTTTCTTACCTCCAGAAGCACTCTTAATTTCTTTATCAAGTTGGTCAACTGCCTTCGCTCTAGCTTGAGCAGAATCTTCCCAACGTTTCTTCTTAAGAGTTTGATCTGTAACATTCTGGAAGTGCCAATGTTCATTGAAGTCCTTCTTATCATTACGCCAAGTACCACTAGCTCTAACCATAGGACGTAAGCCAGCTTTCTTCTTAAGTTGGTTATAAACACCAACCAAGCTATCTGGAGCAATCTTAAATCCACCACCTGCCGGATTTACCATGCGTCTATCATCAGGTGCATATCCGAACATACGTTGAATTTGTTTAGGATCGCTGTTATCTACGTCAATAGCATTTCCTAATTCATGTGCAGAAGTACCGGGGAAGTTGGTCTTGAATGTAAAGCCATCTCTCTTTCCTACAGCGGCATTAGCTAAGTGCTTAGCATCAGCATTGCCTTCTGCCCAGATTCTTTCCTGATCCATCGGATCACGATAACCAGAAGAGATTTTAAGCTTTTCACCATAAGCATTATAATAAAGCTTAGCCAAATGAGCAAGGTCATTCTTAGTTTCATCATTAAGCTTATTGAAGCCTTCATTACCCATTTTTCCAGTAATCTTAAGATAGTCAAATGGATTATCAACTTTCTTAGTAATATCATAGTTGTTGATATCTATAGCTTCTCTAGGTGCAGCATTTGCAGGATTATCAGGCATCATAATTGCGCCTGGTACATCTGACATAGCAGCCATTTCTTCTCTAGCAGCTTGGTCAGCTTTTTCAATTATATTCGGGTCTAATGGATTAGCTTCTTTAAGTCTTTCAAGATGCTTTTCTTTAAGCTCTTGGAATTTATCATTATCCCATGTAGATCCTGTCATTACTCCATAAGTAGAATTACCTTTATAGGTAGTAGTACCAGTAGAGTTGACTTTCAAGTTAGAAACTGACTTACTAGTTGCAGCGGCTTTCTTACCGACATCATTAGATATAGCCTTAACATCTACGTCTTTATTTTCTTCTGGATGACGCTTCTTTTCATATTCTTCAAGCTTACCATCCTGCCATGCAGCTTCCTTCTCTTCAGTCCAACCAAATACAGATGCGATCGGACCACCTAAGAATTTAGCAATAAAATCACCTACATAGTCAGCAATGCTTTCACCAGAGAAGAAAGACAAAGCCATATCAATAGCGGTAATTAATACGACAGCAGCAGCACCAACGCCAGTAGCCAACAATGCACCATCGATAGCTAACATAATTAAGCTAGCAAATGCGGATGCAGAGTCTCTAACTAGAGCAATAATTCTCTGTCTTGGGCTTATCTTCGTACTATCGCCACTATCAGCGAATTTCTTAATAGCTAATATCTCATCTAGGGCTACAAAGAATGCACCAAGTAACGGAGCCTTCTTCAAGAAAGCCTTAGCGAGTTTCAAGCCGCTTAAGAGCTTCGGGAATATTCCCTTGACTTCTTTAAAGATATTTTTAAGTGCAGAAGCTCCATCTTTAACCTTTCCAGCAGCAGCTTTAATACCTGAACCAATATTCTTAAAGAATCCACCGATTCCCTTAAGAATACCTCCAGCCTTCGCAAGAGCAGAACCCTGAGCACCAAGTTGTGCTCCCTTTATGCCCTCATCGGCAGCTTTAACCTTATCTTCAGGATTTTCTGCTTTAAGATTATTATAGACTCCCTTGCCTACTCCAATAGCACCACCTATGACGGCTGCAATTCCAGCACCCTTTATAAACTTTCCACCAAATTTACTAAAACCGTTAGAAACTGCGTCAAGTGCAGTTTTACCACCGACTATAGAAATAATGGAAGTGACACCACTAGCAATCGTACCAAGAATGCCCTTGTTATCTTTATTGCCTTCTTCAAGGCTTGCCTTCATGCCTTCAAGTAGTTTATTAGTATGAGTCTGTCTAATTCTATCTTTCTTTACTTCTTTTGCTTCTGCATCAGCTGCCTTCTTATCATTAATTTCTGTAGCAGTATTAACACCATTTGCAGCTTCTGCCTTTGCAGCATCTTCAGCAGTACTTGGCTTATTCTGATTTTCAAGGTTTTCATTGACCTTCTTTACTTCATCTACGAGAATGCCAACACCAGTACCTATAGCTTTTTCAGCAGAAGAAGCCTTATTATCCTCATTTAAAGCATCAATCAATGCCTTGCCAGATAGAACTTTATGAGAGCTAGTAGACCATCTTCTAAATGGAGATAATATCTTTCCACCAAGCTTACCCAGTCCACCAGCAATCTTAATAGGTAGACCTATTGTCCAGCCTAATACACTAGCAATCTTACTTAAGAATGGATGCTTTCTAGGATCTAATCCATGTGCTAAGAATGATGCTAAAGCCATAGCTAAAGTACCAGCTTTACGCACTGCACCAAAGATACCGCCTTCCTTCTTACCAGTATCAGCATTTTCTTTACCGAACATGATACGTTTAGCAGCAGCACGAACAGGACGTAACCCTGTAGTTGATCCAAGTAATGCACCAATTAATGTACCACCCGGACCAAAGAATGAACCGAGAAGGCCACCAGCAGCAGCACCAGCTCCGACATTCATCAAGCCTTTCTTAAGATTAGCACGAATCTTCTGTGGATTAATCTTACCAGTAAGCATGTCCTTATAATCAGTAAGACTACCGCCAACAAGCATAGCTTGAGCAGGTCCAGCCACAAGAGCATTAAAAGCACCAGATAGTGACTGCCAAAGACCACCCTTGTAGCCCTTTATAGCACCATCTTTACCTATAACTCTTTCACCGAATAGTACCTTACTGAAATAGCTTTGCTGCTTTCTTCTACCTAAAGCACCACCAGCAAATGCACCAATGATAGCACCACCCGGACCAAACATAGATCCAAGAATACCACCTGCACCTGCTCCTATCATCATTTTACGACCTTGAGGGTCTTTCCATGCACTAGATAGGGTCTTTATAGGATTAGCAAAGAATGCTTGTAAATTATTTTCAGCTTTATCGCCTACTTCTTTACCATATATAGCCTTGATAAAAGAATTAGCTAACTTAGGGAATAAACCTCTTTTCTTAGTTTCGCCATTCTCATCTTTTTCGCCAAAGAAATAACTACGTAAGGCTTTATTTTGCTTTAAAGCACCGACAGCACCACCAGTAATAGCACCTAATAGTGGACCACCAGGTAAGAAGAAGCCAGCAGCTAAACCAACACCAGCATATTTAGCTACTCCCGGCATCATTTCATGAGCTTTACCGAGAATATCTTTAGCTGATATCTTTCCATCTTTAAAAGCTGCCTTAGCACCTAAGAAAGATTCCTTAAGCGGCGTGACAATATCATTTCGTACAATTGTAACTAATTCATCGCCGAATTCGCCTCTACGCTTAAGCCATGGTTTATCAGCTAATTTCTTATCCTTCTTAGCTTGTTTAATGAATGCTAATACAGCTTCAGGATCATCTTGTGCCTGAAGAGCCATATTTACAGCTTCATTAAACGGCACATTAAGCTTTACGAGAGTATCATATACTTTACGGCGTTTCTTTAAAATCTTCTTCTTGTCGCCTTCATCGGTGAGGAATAAATCCTTTTCACCAAGAGCTTCATTAACATCCTTAACTGGACCACCTTCTGCATAACCTGGCAATCCTAGTCTTAGCTTTTCAAGGAATTTTAAATGAGGTTGAGCACTCTTATTCTTTAATAATTCTCTATTAGCAACCCATTCGCCCTTATGAACAATACCAGCTGGTTCATATTTTCCACCCTTGCCAGTATAACCGCCAGATGCAAATCCTATTTTTGAAGTGATTTTATTAGTAAGCTCATCACCCTTTTCAGCTAGCATTTGTGGACCATTCATGATCCACTTCATAGCATCTTCAGCAATTCCTCTAGCTCTATTTCCTTTTATGTCGCTAAAGTCATAAGCATTATCTATCTTGTTAGGATTAGCTCTTGAGATATCTATATCATTTAATCTGCTTTCAAGATCAGCATTAAATGCATAACCATTGATTCTATCATTTATTTGATCTATGGTTTCTTTAAGCTTGTCAAAATTTGCTTCTTCTAGCTGTCTTTTTAAGAAAGTATCTAAAGACTCACGAGTAAAGATATTTTTATTATCTTCTTGCTCTTTCTGCCACTCTTTATATTCTTTAAGAACTTTATCTGACTTATCTTTACCAACTAACTTGGTAAGTAATTCTTCTATCTTAGGTCTATTCTTTTTCTCAAAATAGTCATTTAAAGATAAAGTTTCTTTAGATTGCTTATCATTAGTAACTGCATGTTCTACCATCTTTTCAGCATCAGAATATCCTTCTGTCTGCTTAGATGCAGCATATGCAAACCTAGATTTCTCTAGGGCGATAACTTTATTCTTATCGTTTAAAATCTTTTCGTGGTGAACGCCTTGAATAATGGTTTTCATCTTTCCAGATAAAGAACTAAACATGTCTTTATCATTGAAAGACTTACCACTTAAGACTCTAGCTGAAACTATTTTGAAAATCTGTTCACGAACTTTAGCTTCATCTTCACCAGTAGCACCAGAAGCAGTAACACACATTTCGATGAAATTACGAATTTCACCCATGTCATACTGCTCAGATTCTTTTCTCTTCTTACGAATCTCTCCAGCAGTTCTGAACTGTCTTTGGTCATTATCATAAATTTCTAATGTGTCATCCTTGGCACCTTTACCGTGCTTCATGACATTTAGAATCTTAGCAAGATATCCCGGAATGGCTCTAGTAATAGCTTCTTTAGTTTCACCATCAAACGGAACTGGCCCTCTCGCCATCTTTCCAAGGCTGACCTTACCGACATCAGCAGTAGTCTTTACACCAAAAAATCTAAAGAGCTTACTGATCATGCCATTGCCCTTAACATTAGCCATATTACTTAATGTAAGCTGACCAATGCCTTCGAGCATCTTAGACATCTTTTCGACAGTAGCAAACAATGGAATCTTCTTCATGGCATATTTGCTAAGTTCCATCGTAGCAATATTCATTGGGTTGACCATACCCAACATAGGTAACATGCTCATGAATTCATTATTCTTCACCTTCTTTGAGATATGTCTCATATAAAGGCGAAGATTAAATTCTTGGCTACCGTCACCAAACAATCGTTCCATTTGAGATACTGATAAGTCTGTATCCTTGGAACCTTGTATCTTTGCCATAGCTTCTATATTTGACTTAATAGAAGATAGCAATTCAAGATTGGCAGAGAAAAATTTCTGATTAGCTTCTTCAATTCTAGATAACCTAGAATCAATAGAATTCATCACAGCAAAGTTTATAGCAGTACCTTTTTCAATAGCACCAACGGTTCTGGCTGAACCTATTGCCATTGCACCAGATATCATACCAGCATTACTGCCATCATCAGTAGACCCAGCGAAGTTTACATTAGTAGTACCACCCCCTACATCCGCAGATGCATCGGAGCTATCGATATCCCAATCGGTGTCACCAAAAATATCTTCATCTTTAAGGTCTGCACTAAAATCACCGCCAAATGCAGACATATCAACATCTGCATCACGATCATAAAATGCACCAGTTTTTACACTTTTCTTAAATCTCTTAAAGATTCCAGTAACAGTATCAACTTCAGTCTTATAGTCACCAACAATTTCCTTGAAGACTTCCTTAACAGTAGAGCCTTCACCTGCTGGATTCTTAATAAAATCTACTAAGCCTTTAGCCCCCGGTAAAGATTCCCCAATAGCATCAGGAATTACCTGCTTAAATGACTTAATTACATTGCGTATATATCGTTTACTTGCCATGATAAACCTATATTCTTATAAACAATGTGTTGTTTCCGACATAAAATATAAAAAAATTAAAGCGATATAAATATCGCTCTAATTTTGTTAGATCATTGCAAAGCACTGCTGCAACGTATCCTTCAAGAAAGACAGACCCCATTCATCGTTAGTGATGAAGCCCATTTCAATCGCATTGTCGATGGCTTCAATGTAATTGCTTACCATGAATTCATCCTTAGTGCGATAGATCTTCTTGCCACGGAGAGATGCCAAGTCATTGCAGAAAATTTCATCAAAGATGTTATTAATGCATTGAACCTTGAACGAATCGTCGCCAGCAATCTTCGAGATCGCCCATTTCTTTTCAGCAGATGTCACGAAGTTATTAATTCCGTGGTCTGCCACAAATTCATCAATGTTACTGTAAAATTCGTTAAGGTTAGATTCCTTGAACGATTCATCAATTCCATCAATAATCAGATCGAAATGCAACTGTTCAGCATGAGGTTGCTTTTCAGTCACATAAGTGTTGTACAGATCCTTCATGGAGATATTCTTGTTGATTAGATCGTCAAGACGATTTTGAACTTCACCAAGGAACGTACAAGAGTTGTTCTGATTACTGCCAATATTTAAAATCTTATTGTACACTTCGTTGATCTTAGTACGGTTTGTACCAGCCTTGCTAAGATAACGGTGATAGGCATTAATGTCTTCAGATTGGATAGACTTGTCGAGAGCCTGATGTCCAGATTCACCAACAATCGGATCCAAATCATTCAAATTTCTATCAAAGGCGACGTAAGTATTTTGTTCATCAATATTATTGTGAACAATCTTGTCAATGATATCCTTGAGCACAGGATCATTCAACTTCTGGAGAGACTTGAGAACAAGGAAACCATCCTTATACGGAAGATTGTTGTTCTTAGAAATCATCAGAAGGAATTCATTGAGATACATGATACCGTAACCATAGCTCTGGATGTAGGACTTCCAAAGTTCATGGTCATCAGTTCTGAAACGCTTATTCAACACCTTGATCAAAGTAGGGTCTATCTTGTAGAACCCTTCAATCGGCAAATTCTTAAATTCTTCGAGGACCATCAGTCCTTTATAAGTTTTATTACTGGTTGTCACGAGAAACCTCCATGTTCATGTCCTCGTAAAAATCCATATCACATTTGGCCTTGATAACGCTATATGCATAACCATTATCTCCATGCGTTCCAAGGTCGCCTACTGCTTTATTAATAATCTTCTTGAAGTCGCCGGATTTGGCAGACACCAAGTCTTTAAATTTACTGTCTACTGTAGCATGTTGTATAGCCATATTTATATATCCTCATATGAATATGCACTATTTAATATATAAAAATAAATCCATAGGGCATAACCCTATGGATTTATAAATTATCGTTTATCATTAATAATTTCTTCAATCTGGAATTTTAGTTCCATCAAAATCTTCTGCGTATATCCACGATAGAAGTAGTCAGGAACCTTTCTATTCAAGACTCCAAGCGGAGACATAATCATATCGATAGGCTTGTCTTGTCTATATTCAGATAATGGTTCTTTGCCAACAGGAACGATATCTGAAAGCACACTCTTAAGAGCCACGTCAGCAGTACACTTATTACCTAGAGCAAACGGTTCTTCCATTTCGGTATAGAAGTTAATCAATACACCATCAAACGGAACGCCCTTAGCTCTACCAGTCTTAATTCTTTCAAGCTCACGAGCTTCAACGAACTGACCGGGATTAATTCCTGCTGAAAGGTTCTTACCTCTTTCGGTATATGTAGCTATGTATGCCTTAATAAGTTTCTGAAGACTTTCGGAATATTCTTCAATCTCATAATTATAGAATACTTCGATGTCAACAATCTTACCAGTATATTTAGCAGTTTTCATGTTAGCAGCATTTGCAGCCATAGCTTCAGTGAGAGAGCCAAGCTTATCTAGAGCTTCAGTAATAGATTTATCTTCTAGATGTTCTTCAAATACTGCAAGAGGATCAGAAGTCTTTACATTATCGCCAATCTTTACAATCTTAAGCAAGTTAGATGTCTTCGAAAGCATCAACTGAGACTGCATAACAATAGTAGAGAAGAGTTTATCTGCAAACCTTTGCGTCACAGATGCACCGTCTTCAATATCACAGTCTCTAGACATAACCGCAACCTTACAAAGTGTTCCTTCCTTCATTTCGGTATTATTACCATTGAAGTTAAAGAAGTGTTGGTCAGCAGCTAGAATATCACCTGCTTTAAATTTATCACCTGCTTTAAGGTTAGTAGTCTTATGAATATCGATGAAGAAGCCATCAGGAGATCTTCTATGAATAACTCCAAGTTCGATAATACCCTTAGTGCCATCGGCATACTTAAGTCTAAGAACATTAAGCTTCTTATCAACTCCTTCAACTACACCATCTTCAGGAGCCTTAAATACAAATTCATTACTAATAAAGTGAGAAATAGTCTTATATGCACCAGAAGAAATCAATGCTGTCTGCATATTCTTAGTAGGAATCTGGTGACCAGACTGACCGATAGTCATCATCAATCGAGGAGGGTCAGAATGTCTTGTAGAGAATGTAGCAGTAAGTTCACCCATAGAATATAGATTAGTAGCATCTAACTGCTCAGAAGGCACTCCTGATTTTACATATCCTCTCTTACTAGTAATCAATGAATTCAAGGCAATACGCCTATTCATACCAGAGTTACCATCGAAGGAACTACCAACGCCTAAGATACCAAGCTGAGATTTATCGTAAAATCTAAGTTCCTGAGTACCTTGTGCATGCTGATAGGCAGGAGCACCTGGGCCTTTGAACACTGCTTTAGACAGGTTTTCACTTTCTTTAATAGGGTCAAGAAGCGTAGCATCTTCAATAATCGGAGAGTTATTCAACTCAAGAATCAAAGCATCACTTCTGACAGCTAGCAAGCCAGCTGTATCACCTCTAGAACCTCTACGATACTTTTCAATCTGCTTTGCAACTAGCTTATAAAGCATAGCATTAAGGCATTCCACATTTCTCAATCTGTAAAGATTCATATCAAATCTTGGAAGATAATTACTATCCTCAAGAAGATCGTTACAGTATAAGAAAGATCCTGTAATATCGTTAGGAATATCATTATCACGCAAGATATCCGATGTAATCGGATCTATGAAAAGCGTATAGAAGTTAGACAGTGCCTTTCCATATCTAGGTGTAATATCATCGATAAAGTATTGTGTATATCCTTCACCGTCTGGACCAAAGTCTGCAAAATTATAATCTTCAGTCGGAAGCTGATAAATACCATTGAAGAGCAAGTCTTTCTTGATTTCTCCAGACTTATACCAAAGAGTTCCATCTAAGAACCTAATCTTTTCGTTATACTCTAGAGGAATATCCATTGTCTTTGCAGATTCATTTCCAACAAACTTGTATTCAATATTATAGGTATTGAATAATGATTCAAGACCATCCTTGTAGCCAAGGAATACAAGAAGAGGAATATACGAATTAGCAACTTCAAGTCGAGTATAGGTAAAGGAATTACCAGAATAAATATTCGTCTTTAAGACTGAGAATAATTCTGGATCATGCAATTCAGCATATGCAGTAATAAGATCCACCAAAGACTTAGCAATAGTAACTGGAGTCTCTGAGCCAACCTTATATACAAGAATTTCTCCAATCAGGTTAGAGAAGATAGGAACGTCTCCACCAAAGAATTCTTCTGGTAAGAAGTCCTTACAGTTAGTAATTAAACCAACTGGGAAATACTTTTCAGCAGGAAGTTCTTCTCTATATTCAGTAAGATCAATATTATGCTTATCAAAGATCTTTTCAATACCGGGCTGAGACAAGTCAACAATAAGGTTTCTAATCTTGACATTAACGATCTTCTTAGACATTTCCCAGTATTCCAAGCTGATAGTCTTACCAGCGTTTGTAGAAATACTAGAACCAATAAGGATATTATGAACTTTATTTGCAAGATCATTATTCTTATCTAGAACCTTAACTGCCTTAAAGAAACTTGCCAGTTTACGGTTAAAGTTACCATTGCTACGGCTAATATAAATCTTGTTATAAGATGTACAATATTGCACTACAAGTTCACCAGACTGCATAACCTTAGTGATAGGCATCATTGTAATCTGGTTAGTAAATTGCTTTCTATTACCTGCAATATACATAAAGCCATCAGCATCAATCTTTGGAATATCAATAGACATTGACCTAGGCTTTTCATTCGCAATATTGAAATTAACCGTAAGAGTTTCTTTCTGAGTCAAAGGATTACTTGTATCTGTTCTAGTAATAGATTCTACAAAGATAGGAATGTCCTTTGAATCCTTAAACTGCGTAAAAATACGATACTGGTCGAGTTCATAGAGATCTTTAAGATAAGAAGATCTCATAGCCTTTACAGAACTGTGATTAAGTTCCTTATTAAGCAAATCAGACTTAAACTCTGTAGGTTCAAGCTGAAGCTTTTCAAGTGCAGCAATCTTTTCTGCAAGCTTTACGTTTTTACCGTTGATATTGATAATGGCTTCATCTTGCTTTTCGTTAAGCTTATCGATAACTTCAGCAGCTCTTTTATTCTGAACCATTTTAAGACGGCTTTCAGAAAGGCTATTCTGTAATTTAGCAACTACCGGGTCTTCCTGCACTTTCTTAGCAGCTTCTGCCGTATCTTCAGTTTCAGAGAAGATTTCATCAATACGATCATCAATAGAGAACATCATTTCCTTTTCTTCAGCAGATAAAGGAATGCCATTCTTCATACCAGCAATCTTTTCTACAGCTTCTGCCTTAGAAGCTACAACTTCAGCCTTCTCGGTAGACTTAATAAATTTGAAAGTAAGACCAAAGATTGTTGCACCATTCTTCTTTACAAGAACTGGACCAACATGCTTAAACTTTGCATCCTTGGCAACTTTAAACTTTCTACCAACTGACTTAAATACTCTTTCATCAAGAAGATTATCTTCAGACTTATAAAGATTAAACTTTCCGTTAAAGAGATTTTTTACGATTTCTTTATTATTGTCAGATTCTTCAATGGTAACAACACCATCTTCAATGAGATAATCTGCATTAGGATAATTAGCTTGAATGAAAGCATTAAGAGCTTCAGAAGGATTTTTACATACAAGAATATTCTTCAGAGAAATTTCATCAGCGTCATCTAAAGATATATAAGCAGCTTTTTCACCAGCATTAGGTTTAGCTACTATTTCCTCTTCAGCCAAATCTTCTTCAGTTACAGTCTGACCAGTAGCAAACTTGTGCATGATTTTCATCATCCACTTAAACTTGCCAAGCGAAAGTTTCTCTATAGATTCTGGAATGGCAAATGCTGTTTTATTTAGAGTATCGTAGATGATAACTTTCTTACCTGCAAATACCCAGTTATTATATGCCTTCCTCATTAATACATCACGCATATGAAGATAAAGCATAGATCCTATACTAAGACCTTTTAACCATGAAGTTTCAGTATCACCAAATTCTTTACCAAAGATTTCAGAGTTAATAACTACATAGTTCTCTTTATACAGACCTTTAGGAATTCTTCCTTGGACAATCTGCACAGTCTTTACAAAGTTTTCAGTATTACGGATCTTATTATGAGCACCGGGTATATTGAAGATATTTTCTAATTCATTCCAAATTGGATAATATGTATTCTTATTCTTCAAGATAGTGGCATTAAGCGGACATACAGTAACGCTAGTCGTATCCTTGATTTCCTTATAGACATTCATACGGTCTGTTTCTATAAGTTTACGATACAATGTCTTATCTAGGAATTTGTCAATATAAAATCCACGAATATAATTCTGTTGAAATAACGGGGATTTCATTATGTCTATAGTCGAAGCCTTAGAAGTACTTACATTGAGAATAGAATTCTCAAGCATCTTCATTTTTGTATCGAAGATGATTGTAAGATTTCTGTAAAGCTTATAAGGCTTTAACATCTTAAATTGTGCTCTCATATATATGCCTTTGTAAGAATTTTATACAATGGTTTGTTTGACCATGATAAAATACAGCTTACCTTGTGAGGGTAAGCTGTATTTATATCTTACAGATAAATATTAGCATTTATTCTGTATTCTATAGGAGTATCTGTAACAATTACTCCACCAGATGTAACACTGTCAGCATCGCTAATAGCTGAATACTCGCAATTGTCCATATCAGCTACGTCTCTATCAGAGACGACGTATACATCTTTTCTGCTATCATCTGTGCTATTATAGACGATAAGATTAACATCACCTATATTCATAAGAGATTTGTATGTGTATAAAGTAACTGTAGGTGTGTCTTCTACATTCGTTATATATCTTGCGCCATCGTTTCCAATTGTAACAAATCCTTCAGGCGCAGGAATAATATTCCTGTAAATATAAGATGCAGGTAACGGTGTAGTATAGAAAATAGAATCTTCTCCAAGATCCAAATAACCAGTAGCATCTGTTACCTTAGTACCTTGACAGTATAAGCTAAAGACGTACATAGAATTATTCAGCTTAGAGATATTCGGAGACAATAACCATACGTTTCTATAACCAGTATAACCTTCAATAGAACTATAGTAACGTGAATAGTCAATTCGCTTATTATGAACCATAATAGGCAAGTAATTGTCTACCACATACTTCTTTTTCTCAGGTTGTCCGTAAACAAGGTTTGTATTATCATAGAAGCGAAGCTTATCACTCATAGGAGTAGTATTATCTACGCTACCTACTCTTTCTCTTCCACCATTGATTACTGAATAGAATAATTCGCCATAGTAGTACATGCTGTATGGATCGAAGCTAGAGTAATCATTTCTAATATCTGTAAAGATAAGAGTATCATTATACCAGTCGATTTCTACACCGAAGCTACACATAGCTAACGAATCAGTAGGTGATCCTGAATTTTCTCTACCACAAGGTAGCAAGCACCCAATAGCCAATGGGAATCTCATATTAAAATTATTTGGCAGTTCGAATGCAGTTATCTCAGAAGCAAATGGAGCGTTAGCCATAGTTATAGCAGTTTCACTATGCGCTCCTATATAGCTAGAAGTATACTTTGTAGCATTAAGTACTGTAGCAGATATATCATTAAACTTAAAGAAATTAGTACATTGATCACTTGGTACTGCTACATTCAGCAAATTATCTTCATCAATAAATATTTTGTCAGTATAACTAGACACTACAGTTGTTATTCCATAGTCTAAGCTATATGCATAGTTATATTTAGAATATACAACTTTCGTTATGGAATTCGAATAAGTATGAGTAGGATCTGTATCAGCAGATGCATATAGAGGATATATAGTATTACCTATTATACGCACACCATCATCACCAATACGAATACCACCAAGATATGTATTCTTTGTATAATATTCATATTCTGGTTGGATAATTGGAATATATACATCATGAGAATCAGATCCGCATGTCACATATTTATAAGCAGCTACAGGAATAGTCTGCGTAATAGTATAATATCTTCCATTTCGCATGAATCTGAAATCTACAGATTTATCAGGTGTAGTTCCACGCATGGAATTGCCGTATAAACCAGATCCATTATCAACTGTAGCACGGAATACATTTGCGTAGAATTCAGTAGAAGCCCATACGCCAACGTAACCATCTGGCGAATTTCCATTACTTACATGTATACTGTTATCACCCTTACTTATCTTTATGGCATTTATCATTACACCATCGTATGTAAGATGAGATGGATCGTTAAATAAAGATAATCCGCAGTAGTTAGCTACTCTTCTAGCAGAGTATGACCATCTGTTTTTACTGTAGTCATAAGAGAATGTAGTACTAGAAAATTGGTTATTAGGATTATATAACGAATATTGGTGTGTATTAGATACGGCACGACCCGGTACTAACGATGCTACTAAGATCTTGATATCAGTAGAATAGTCACCAGTTTCTTCTACTTGAATGCATACATCAAGTATAAATGGTAAATGATCACCATCTGTACCAAGTATTCTATTAGCACTGGAAGTCAATACTTCGCTAGGCAGTGTATTTGTATCCTTAAGAACGTCTGTAGTATCTACATAAGCCCCATAGTTACCATTAGCTTGAGCTGCATCTAGCTTCATCTTTTTCTGCACATAAGGAATGTAATATGCATTATCCTTTGTAATATTACCATCTGTATAGTCTACAACCATTAATCCATTTGTAGCAACTATAGGGAATGTATGACTATTTTTATGAGCATCAAAGCAAATATTCAACGGTGTAAGCATTATCTTTCTACCATGAATATTCAATTCTCTGATTTCAGATTCACTAAATTTAGGATAGTATAGTGCATCTGTCATACCCTTTTCACATAAGGTATAATTATAAGGAAGAGTTATTTCTGCACCAGATTCATTAATAAAATAATAGCTATCATCGTTAGGTGTATATACGTTTAGCACTAATGGGTGATCTTGGAAGTCTATATCAAGTAAATTATCGTCCAAGTTATTCTTTACAGATATGCTCTTAATAATCACATATACCTGGTCATCATGATCCTTTATATATACAGCTCGCATAGAGTAGAAATGATATGTAGAATCATAAGTAGCAGGAGCTGTCATATTTATACTTGTAAGATTATAATAATTCTTATTAATGCCAGTATGGTCTGTTGGAGGAGTCATTCCCCACATGCCTTCAGTCTGGCTATAATCTTCACGGGCTACGCCAAAACCAGTATTAAACGAAGTGTTATAAATATCTTCGAACTGGCTATATACTGACATATGTAAGCCTTTATTATAGCTATATGCAGTATATTCATCTGTAAAGAAGTGTTGATATGATGTCGTATCTAGCTTACCATTCTCATCAACTTCAATAGTTCGGCTATAATAGCTTGGAGCACTATCAAACATGAAGTTTACATCTATAGCATTACTATGCAAATTGAAAAAGATCTGATGATAATTATTATGTACTCTTGAGCCTCTAATAGAGAGTGCAACAGTTTGTGTATTTGTAGTAATAATATCTGCACTGCTCTGGAATCTTCCGCTATTCTTTTCACATAAATGCATTGAAGTATACTTATTTACAACATAATTAGGATGTAAATATGACTTGACAGCATTAGTTAACTTCTCGGAAAATACCTGACGGTCATATAATCTAAGGCTTGGCTGAGTGCTAACATTATTCTCATATCTGATTGTAGCATCACCAATCTTTAACACCTGCGTAGATGCAGTTTCACTAGTTATTTCTTTGCTCTTTATTTTCTTACTTGCTATATCTTTTATCACCGCACTATCACCATAAATTCTATCGGAATTAATATCCGATGCATTAACGGTGTTGTTAGTGAGAGACACAGCTACGATTTTACTAGAAGAATCTACATCATATCTAAATAGATAGCCATTATATACACCTATGACTAATTCACTAAGTTCTACTCCTTCTTCATAGTACGAACTCTTCAAAGAATTATTCAATAAAAGAAGGTTATTATCTGGGTCAATATGATAATACACCCCTGAATCACTGAAAAGAAGATATAAATTTTCATCATCAGCTATATCAGTAACTTCGATAATATCAGCATCATAGTCAATGGTATTATATGAATTTGATTGGTAATTGTATGAAAGTACAAAATGAGAATCTGTCTTGTATACAATTACAGAAGCTATATTTTCGCTTTTAGCAGAAATAATCAGCTTATCAAAGTTATAAGATAAAAGATTACGATCATCTCTAAACTCTATAGGATCTACACAGCTATACTCATAGGAGAAAAATCTTGGTCTTAAAATCCTAATTATTCCCGTGGAATTTGTATATCCGCCACTAGACGTACTTGATATAGCAAATGCCATGAAGAAATAACGACCGCTAGAATTATCTCTTCTATTATAGTTCACGGTATATTGATAACAATTAGGGCTTCTAGGTGTCCATACATAATTGGAAAGTATAACTTCACCAGGCTTTATATCTCTGCTATCATAGGATGAAGCATGTCTATTATAGTCATGGCTTTCCCAAGTTGTTTCAGCAATTATATACTTTTCAGCTCCAGCTTGTGGTCCAGAGGTTAAAGTAATAGTATATATCTGGATAATGGAATCATCTGTGTAAGTACTGATATTTTCATTGTCAGCTACGACAGGATGTTCTTCTTCATAATAAGAAGCACCCACATACTTCTGAGATACAGCAAATCCAGCTACGCCAGATACTAGCTTTTTGGCTTCTTTACATACAGCTTTTCCAGTAGCAAGAATATCGGCAATTGTTCCTTCAATCTCAAGGCCAGCAATATAATTCTGAGTAATGAAGTCTCCGATATATGCACCCATGCCAATAATTTTTTCATTATTAACAATGTGCCAAGTAAGATGCTTGTAGTTTTTCACTCCGCTTACAGCAATGATTTTATCATTGATAAGAAGCTTTGTATTATTTTCTACAAAACGACAGATGTAATCTTGGCTAATGCAGTATGTACCATCTTTATTTAAGAAAGCATCCTTAGCAACGATATTATAGCTATCGATGTTAAAGATTTTCTTATTAAGGACTGGGTTATCTAATACCGATACATTTTCCTTAGCAGCATTTACATTGCTTACTTTTTCGCTCTTTGAAGATATAGTATCTGCATAACCATGCCTGAATTCAGTAATTATAGCCTTTAAGTTAGCAGCGAATAAGCTATCTGCAAATGCAGCAGACAAATATCTAAACTGAGAAGCAGCATACAGCACAATGCCAGTAGAACGGTTTTCTAAGATATCACCATTATCAAGAAGATAAAGATATGAAGTACTCTCCATCTTGGTGATTTCTTCTGAACCAATAAACTGATACTTACCTGCTTTAATCACAGTATAAGTAGAATCTTCATAAGGTTCATTCAGATTGGAACCATTATTAGCCACTTCAATCTTGTTAGGAGCTACATAGAAAAGATATGCATTATAGATATCATTCTTTCTTGTGATTACCACGAAAGACATGACAATTTTTTCATATCCATCTTGCACATTTGTATGGTTTACAATCTGGGAATTATCCAATACTCTGATTACAGTTTCATCCTCATCAAAAGAGCAGTCGAATCTTGTTTCTACGACTGTAGTATTAGATGGATTATCCGGGTTATATAAATCAGTAGTAAACACATAGTTATTTTCATCATTTGCATTATCAGAGATAGATACAACACCATAAGCACCAGTGGTGTTAGATCTTGTGTTATCTCTTCTTACATTAAGAATTGCAATATGACTACGTGCTCTGTTACCGCCACTAGGAATAGTTACATATCCGTCTACTCCTTGCATATATAGCTTCATAGTTGGAGCCATATATCCAGTGTCAAGCATAGCATTGGTATTACCTGCTACCATTCCTGCGGCATAAAGATTAGAACTAGTTTGAGCAACTTGTTCAGGATCATAAACTATGCCTGTAGTTGATACTGTTGCCTTAATTACAACATTTACGGCATATATACGAATGCTATTATCACTATCCTTCAGTACATTTACTTGAGGACAGAATTCATTACCATTATCCCAAGAATATGTACTACCAAAATTCTCGATTGTATAAATGGTGGTAGTAGAGTTAAGGTCACTATTAAGCTTAAAAGCTTGAAGAGTAACAGTACCAAAAGTACTACCTTCTCCTCCTACTGGAGTAAATTTATATCCAATAAGAACTCTGAAAGAGGTTTCACCATTCTTGTAAGTAAATACGCCAAACTTATGCTGGAAATAAGCGACTTGGTCAGGGTTAAGCGTAATATCACTATTAGAAATATGCTCTAGTTCTTTAGCAGTTTCAGACTGCTTATAGAATTTAAGCTTGTTATTATCTGCAATAGCAATAATACCATCTTCAAAAACGGCAGAATTCAGCCCTTGCTTTTCAATCTTGGCAAGTCTTTCATAAGGCATGAACACATCGGCGTTGATAACAGTACCGTTATCAGATCCGCTGGCAGAATCCGCAGAAATCTTTACGTACTTATGAACGCCATTAATTACCTTATATAAGTACAAATTACCATTTTCATCTTGAAAAAGTTCGTCACGTCTAGGATAAGCCCTATCCGAAGACTTAGAAAGTCTCGGATTTCGGGTACTTACCGCAAGTGGCGAATCAATTTCCTCTGATGGTAAGAATTGCGGAACGAATTCAAATCTAGAGGTTTTAAAATTTTGCATATTACGCCTTCAAGTGAGAGTATACAAGAAGAATGATCTCGTTGATAGAATCTTCTCTAGTAAGAAGTTTCTTAATCACCGAGATACCTTCTTCAGCAAGTTCTGAGTCGCATCTAGTCTGTAGGTTAGCTTGCCATCCAAATCCATAATCCAAGATATTCTTATCTACGGCAGAAAGTTTATCAATGGATTCCTGCGGAAGTACATTATAAATGCGTCGAATAGCACCACCTAAGAAAGAGCAAAGCTTTAAAGCATCTGCTAAACTGTCTTCATTATTTCTAATGAATTTATCACGAATAGCAACAATAATCTTTTTAGCTTCGTCTCTATCATAAGTGCTGTATTCAGACTCTGGAATCACAGGTCTAACTGGACGGACTGCATAGGGATCATCCATGTACTGCAACCAAGTATAGTAAGTATCGCATGTGCGATCTTTATACTTTTGTTGCATTTCCATGGGTGCCCATTTTATAATATCTGTGAGCATAAAGGCTTCAGTATTGCCATAAGTCATAAGATAGACTTCGCACAATAAATCAGCCATTCGCTCAACCATAGGATTCTTTAAATCCCACATAGCCCTAACATTCCAAGGCTCTAACCCACGCCTTTTGAGTTCATTTTCAACCTTGTTTCTTAAGATCATGTAATTATACATGGTAGCGTGCCAATTATAAATAGCTTCATTATAGACACGCTCCAAGGCTACACGCTTGTTAGTGATATATCTTTCTAAGTACTCAAAAGGAGTACTAGCTTCAGATGGATCAAGCACTTCAATGGTTTCATAAACCACCTTTTCGAGCTTTTCATCTGCATTAGGTTTATATTCATAGATTTCAAAAGTCATAAGTTACCTATGGGTTTTGGGTATCTTCCTCTTCTATATTTTCCGTATTATTAATATCATTAGAAGCAGTATATTCAGGCATACCGTGCATATCAGGATTGGTAAGCTCAGTTGTTCCATCACCATTAGGAACAAGCATACCACCATGTACTCGAATATTATTCTTGTATCCTCTAAGAGCAAGATCTTCGTTAGCACTGAAGTAAGTCTGACGTTCAGGTACTCTACGTTGAGATTCGCTAGTTTGAGCATCCATATCATGCTTATAAACAAGACGAGTGTTATGTTTGAGCCAATTATCAAACATGCTAGCACCTTGACAGTCAATCCAATCTATAGGACTCTTTATCTCTGTTGATGTGGCATCAGTAATACGACCTGAACCAGACAAAAGTATATAGTTATCCATGTAATCATTAACCGTCGTTCTATCATTATCTTCAGTATCTGCAAATATTATTGCATTTTCGACTAATGGTGTATAATTTTCCCATGTATGAGCTAAAATACCAGTAATCATACTGTCATCAAAATATGCATGGTATTCTATATCATTGTATGTCTTTAAATCTGGAAGACACAGCATATTGTCTAGTACATTTGTAAATTTACTATTAAGAGCCTTTACAAATCTTCCACTAGCAAAGATGATATAATTTTCAGCGGTAAGCATAGATGAAGGAATCTTATCAGGTCTTCCCACCGATAGCCATCCAAGGTCAATTACAGGATAATACCCTTCGGTATCTGCAAAAGGTCTTCTATAAATAGGAGTAGTCATTAATTCTTTAAGATAATCATGAATAATTTCATTATTATCTAAATATGGGCCATGATATGCTACTCTTGAAGCTTCACTAAAAGAAGACGGTACAGTAAATGCTAAAATGGTATGCTTTGGAGTAGTGGTATTTACCGGGAATGTAATTGCCATGTCAGGATTAACTCTATTAATAAATTTAATACTTCCTGCCGGAATATCTTCTCCAACTATACCTGTATTAGATACTATATAATCTTTATATGGAGTAAGCTTAACACCATCTATAAAGACAAATACATCTTCAGTATCAATCCATCTGCTATAAATATGAGCATCAGTATTCGCATCATCCGAAATGACATTAGGATCTTTCCAATTCATCGGAATGTAATTTGGATATTGTCCTATAATAGTTGTATTGTCATCATCGTCTCTGTCTATAACAAAACTTCTTTCAATAGCATCCTTACCAGTAGTAGAGTCTCTACTAATAGTAATTGTAGGCTTTGTATCTTCTTCTGATCCTGGATTATACTCATATGTATATTCAGTTTTCAAGAAAGTATTTTTATTGTATAGATAAAACTTACTTGTATTGGACAGTCTCTTAATTTTAATCTTCGTTCTAGGAATACTTATATCGCTATCTGTTTCTTCTGGTGCAGTATATTCTGTGTATATCCAGAGATCTAAGTCTTCAATAGTACTTATGCCATTTTTAAATGTTACCAAAGTAACTTCTGGATTTGAATTGTCCACTGTATATTTACTTGGATCTATAAACATCCAGTTCTTCATTCCAGTCTGATCTATGGCATGTTGAATAGTTGCTTTAATCTCGCTATCTATTACTTTGTCTACACCTTCTTGTTCATAATGGTCACCTTCTTCAACCATATAGTCGCTAATATACAAAGCAACTCCATAGCAATGTGATCCATATTTATTAAATGAAGTAATAGATTTGTCAATATCACCAGTATAAAGATAAAGGCATTCTGGCAGAGTTTCCATAGGTTGAATATCATCTGTTACAGATGTATGACCTTCATCAAACTCAAGTAGACCAATCTTAATAGGATCTCGATTGCCTATCTTTCTTAAGAAAACTACATCAACATACTCTGCCCATGTATCTTCAAGAGTTGCATGATCAGGATCATCTACCACATACTTTGTACAATTCATAAGTACAATGTACAAAGTACCATTAATTATATACCAAGATACGCTACCATGATCACTAATTCTAAAGCCATCTTCATCAAAGGCTAAAAGCTGATAATCGGATAAGTTTATTGTCGCATCAAAATTAGTTATAGTAATCACTCCAACATTATAACTAGGCTTTCTAGTAGACTCAGAATAATATGCTTGATAGTTATCATCATTCATGAGCTTAGTAAGCAAGCGACTTATAGCTGTAGCACTCTTAGACCTTAAAAGATATTCTGCACGAGCAGGTCTTAAATTTTGAAAGCGTATGACATTCTTCTGATTTACCAAAGAAGATGTAAGTACTGTACATGGGTTTAATAAGTCTGAATTTGTAGGAGCTATAATCGGATTTCTAAACGCTGTATAAGTAGGATTTATCACATACTGTCTAAGCGCTTGATATCTATTATAAGATGGAATGATTGCCATTGTAAAACCTATTGAAGAATATCTGCGTCAAATACTTGCTCAAGGTCAGGGATTCCTCTGATAATAGCTTCGTATCTCTGCAAGATAGTTGTTTCCACATAGATTACAACACGATAGATGTAATTTCTAAGTGGTGAGAAGAGTTCTAGAGTTTTCGTCTTAAAATCAAATTTATAATTTGTTGGCGGCTCACAGTATTCATCTCTATATAGTCTAAATAATATAGCTTCTTCAAGAATATCTTTTTTATGTTCATCCATCATTTGATCTATGAACATTTCCAAAGCTGGAGGAAGTATTCCTGCTAAAGACAAATAGTCTACAGCCATATCTGGACTAGTAATGAATTTCTTCATAAATATGCGCTTGGCATGAGTACCTTTAATATATTGAGGTGGCTCAGTTGTAAGGGCATAATTTATAAGGAGTCTACCATTATCCAACATACTCTGCTCAAATGGGGCTTCAGTATGGTTAGGATCGCCATCATCGGGTCTAGACCATCCCGGTGGCATAGGTACTGGAAGTTCCGTATGTACTTTAAATAAGTTAGGGAACGGAACTTGTGCAGTCATTATAAACTGAATCTTTGTATTATCAATCGATCTATTGATATGCTGAACATCTGGTTCAGGTAGTTTTTCAACCTTACAAAGAATATTAGCTGGCATGATGAAAGCTATGATCTTCTTGCTGCTATCTTTCTTTATCTTGATATCGATTGGTAATGTCGTATTGTGCTGAAGAATATCCAAGAAGATTTTTACATCTTCTGGCTTATAAAGATTTAAGCCTAAGTCTTCAGCAGTCTTGAATAAAAGATTAGATGGAATTTCTACCAGTAAAGGACAGTCATTAATGTAGAAATAATTCTCAGGGAATATTCTCTTATTCAAAAGTCCTATTACATCTAGCATCTGTACTTCAGATTCTACACGAATTCCAACTTGGAATTCTATCTTGTAGTAATCTACCATGAATGTAATCTTCTGAAGGAACTGATCGTTTCTATAAAGCATATAGTAATGTGAATCAGGTCCAAGATTTTCATACATAAATGGAGAAGGATTGTGTAAAGCTTCACCCATTAAGTCTTCCTGAAACTTCAGTCTAGGTCTTAAAGCTAGACATGGATTACTCTTTCTATAAGCTCTCATACGGTCAGCGTCGCCTTCGATATCCGGGATAGTGCCGCCTGTAGTGATTCTTATATACTTAAAGTAATTCTCAGGAAACTGGTTTAGCCACCATCGCCGGACTTCACCCGTGACAGAGCTTAGAATAGCACTGCTACTGATATTAGCTTGTTTAAAGGTTAAGTCCTGTTGCATAATTTACCTATATTTATTATCCAATTCTTTGTTTTGGCTTTCAAAATTATAAAGAAAACCCTTAGCATATTTCTATGCTAAGGGCTGTCAATCATACCTAAACAACTATAAGGAGATAATATGTTGTCATTATAAAGTTATAAAGTAAGAATATATATTAAAATATGGATTTATCATAAATAATGGAGTAACTATGCCTAAGAAAAAATCCACAGCATCGGCTGCTACCAGACGTAAGCAGGCAGAAGCTGACCATATAAAGTCTATTAAAGACAAATTTAGTTCTTCAGTTTATTTAGTAATAGAGGATGAGTCTAGTGAAGATGATGGAACAAATCTTCGAGTAGTCTCACCCGGAATGATTAGCAAGAAGGATGCTATTGACATTCTGTTTGCAAATTTAGAAAGAAGTATTCAGTATACAATCGCTAATATACTCAATGAAATTATTGATTACGATGATTTTGATGAAGAAGATAGCGACAACATCAGAACTATCGGAGAGAATGTCAATCGCAAAGGTAATGAATTCTCTTTCAATGGTCTATTATCTGAAAAAGATAAATATACACCATCGAAATGGTCTACTTTAGATTTTGAGAAAATTATTAAAACTCATATGGATAGAACTTATCCAGAATTTCATCGTATTGATGATAGTAGTTTTACAGATTACTTCAATGATATAGAAAATGAAAGTGATAGCAATGTTTTGAAGGTAGTATTTGGAGATGTTGAACCTGACATGGGCGGCGACATTAGAATATTCTTCGTAGAAATTCCATTAGGTATCAACTTCAATGATGTGCTATTTAATGCTCAAGCTCTAGTTGTTCCTCAATTCAGCAAGAAGCCTTTGGCTAAGCATATAAGAAATGTCGGATTCTCAATGTATCTTTCTTAAGCCTAATTATGTTTGCGATATTTAACTCTCATAAATGGTACTGGCATTCTGGAAGTAGAACTTTCTGCCCAGATCCTTACTTCTTCAGTTCATTTGCTGAAGTAGAAATGGAAATAAAAATGGCTAAGTATCAAGATTTTACCGCAGATTTTGTGGCATTCGATGATAGTATATCTAAGGATCAGGCTATAGAATACATTAAGAATCTAAGCATCACCAAAGATACAATAGAAGTCTTAAAAGATATTCATGAAGCTATGGAGATAAACTGTCATGGAACTAAAGACTAGATTTTATATCCTAAGCGCATGTTATTCAAATTATGACATTGATGGTATGGATGATGCGATTGCAGTGCTTGGACCTTTGAATATTGTAAGTTCAGATTACAACTTCTTAAAAAATGAGTTCAGAGGATTTATTCATACAGTATGTGAACAATGTATGGCATATTCTATGTTTTCTACTATTTCAGATGATGATGACTACGATGAACGAAAGATATATCTTCCATCATTTGATGAGTTTTGGAATAATCCTCAGACTCACGGACATAATCTTTTAAAATACTTAATCGATAATGTCTCTAAAATCTTTGAAGATGGTGATTTCCATATTACTTATTATCGTTATAATGATGATGGTAGAGAGTTTTATTGTGATGCTAAGATTCCCGGTCATGTTACGGCAAACTTTAAAGTCACATTAAGCCCTTGCAATATTTTAGTACCGCTTCAAGATGGCGCATTAAGTCATATGGGCAGTATGCTAATTCCAGATTTAAGACAAAGAGAAGATAAAGAATCTATACAAAACCTTTGGAAGAGGATGATGCCTTATGGATATGGAAATGATGTGTAATATCTTGATGGCTAGAGCCGAGAAAGAGACTGTAGCAAAGTTCAAGCGTCAAAGACGCAAGACCATCAAAGAATTCAGAAAGATGAAGGGTAGAAATACCCGTAGTATTAAGAAAAAAATCTGTGAAAAGCTTGGTGCAGAACGTCTTCAGCCTAGGCGTATGACATTTGTGCAAAAGGCCATTTATGATTACATGCAACAACTTAACAAGCTGCCTAAGTGCATAAGGGATCAAATCAATGATTAAGTATTTCAGCTTAAAGAACTGGGGTCCGTTTAAAGAACTCAATGAATGGCATGGAGACTTGCTTAATCCTAAGAATGCAGATTATTATGATAATAACATCACCTCTATGGCGATGATTTATGGCAGAAATATGTCTGGAAAGTCTGTATTTATTGAAGCCTTGAAGTTCATCAAAAGGCTCATAAGCGGAGATGGAAAGGTAGATTACTGGCATACAGATTATTATTATAATGGCCCGAAGGAAGGCGTTCAGTGCAAAGCCGAACCCACTGAATTCGTGTTGGAATTTGCATCTCATGATAAGCTTTACAGATATGAAATTTCTATGCTCCTTCAAGATAGAAGCATCGTATCTGAGAATCTTCTCTATAAGGATTTAGATACTCCTAAGAAGAGATTTAAGTTTATCTACAGTCGTGAAAATTACACAGATATTAAGCTTTACTTTGATTTCGGCGAATTCGGTCATCTTCTTGAAAAGTATTTCAATGATACCGATGAAACTTTGATTCATCGTATGATAATTACTAATGGAGCCTTGGATGTCGATGAGATAGCCATTCCATACCATTATTTCAAGAATGACCTACATTTCGTAGATGAAGAAAGCTTCATAGCTACTGAAACAGGAGTTAGCCTTACCGACATACTTGTTCCTAACATTATGGATAAGCTTGACGACATGGGAGTTCCTGTTGATGGCTATGACCTCATTGAAAGAACTGATAGAAGCTTTATAGAACTCTATGGTAATGATGCCGCAGAGATCAAGCGTATAATGGGTTGCTTTGAAGGTGATTCTATTAATATCATTCTCTGTAATAAGCATGGAATCTTCATTATTACAAATACTACAGAATCAGTTTATAAATGCTATCGTCTAGCACTTTCCAGAAATGGAATAGATGTCAATTCCAAAGGTCTGATTAACATTGCAAAACTTGCTATAATGTCTATCTGCACCGATGATGGAACTTACATCTATGATGATTTCATCTCAAGTGTTGACGAAAGATATATTCAGAAATTCTTTGATCTTTGGAAGGGTACTGTTCGGTATAAGCAGTTTATCGGTATCAGCTCTAACACTAACTTTATGGATTGGTTTGACCGTGCAGATGTTAGCTTCATTACTCATGATGCTAAGGTCAGTAAGGTAATTAATCCTATGAAGGATCTGAAGTGGAGAAACGATAAGCTTCTTTCTAAAGGATATCTTGAAGAAATACTGTAAATCTTCAGATGTTTAGCATATATTAAATAATGCTAAACAAGGAGTCAGTATGACAAAAGGCGAAGAAGAATTCTTCAAGCAGTATGCTTCAATGGCAAAAGATATCGAAGTCGAAGCTATGAATGGCGGTGTGGCTCTTAGTTCCAGTGTAGTCAGTGAGATGCGTGTGATTATATTCACTGGCAGCAATAACTTTGAACGAAAAATCGCTGTAGTAAATGCCGACTTCGATCCTGATGCCATTAGTTTCATGCTCAGGAATTTGTTCTGGTTGAGTGTCAAACTTGGCGTGGATTCTCAAGGGAATCTTCAGCCTGTTCTATATTTTGACCATAACAAAAGAAAATAAAAGAACCTTTCGGTTCTTTTATTTTTTGATTTCATAATATTTATCGCTTACATTTATGTCTAGTTGATCATTATACATAAATGTAATTCTAAGTATATTGCCATTTAAAATTTTTTCTATCTTCTTTACATCAGACAGAATATAAGTCTGGCAATCATAATTCTTTTCTTTACACACCTTAAGATTAATATCAGATGCGTGGGATATAGCATATCCCATAAAGATAAGTACTACTATAATGGGGAATAACCATTTCATATTATATATTACCTTCGAATTCAACAGTAACTCCGTTGTTGTCATAAGATCCAGTTACGTATAGATAGCAGCCAAATGGATAATGATTATCAGTGCTTGTCTTAACCGTTGCAGTAATACCCTTAAAGAATGTAATATCTCTTCCAACATGTCCATTATATTGATATAGCATAACATCTTGGTCTGTAGGATCAATATAAGATGCCGCAGGGAAGTAATAATCACCTGTAGATGATAAATTTATAGGTGTATTAGGTGTATATGTATGCTTATACATATTCGTACCTACTTCTTCAGTTACAACTGTGCCTGAAGGATTATTTGGATCATCATCTTCATGAATAACAGTGTAATTTACAGTAAATACCTTTCCTAATGTCTTATTTGTAGGAGATTCTATATTATCTATAATTGCCCAGCTTGTAATTGTACAGTCATTATCAGGACTTATTGTCTGGAAAACTTCATCCTGATCCGCAGAAGATCCAAGCCATTCATTACTAGATCTTGGCAATAACCTGAAGCTATTTATAATATCAAACGGAGCATTAGCAGGTTCTATATTATTAAGCTCAATATTTGTGATAGCAACAAATACTGTGTTAGTCAACTCATTTCCACCAGAAAGAGTAAATGAGCCGTCCAATGTTCTAATCATATCTTCGGTATAATCATTCTGACCATAATGCGACTGAATTTGTCTTCCGACAGATGGAGTACAGTTAACTTGGCTATCAACATGCGTGCCTAGAAGCTTGACAGAATTCTTATTAGTAATTATAGCAGCATAATACAATTTATCTGAACGCAATTCAAGAGGTTCATTATTCATGGTAGTAGCAATACTATGCAATTTAGTATGCTTTACGCCAGTAGTATTAATGCCAGCTAAATTTGCAAGGTTATCAGTATTAGCTATCCAGTTCATTGTACCAGAAGCCATATCTATTTCGTATAAGGCTATGTACATGAACACATTAGATTCTGTAAACTGACCACTATCTGTCATGCCAATAACTATAGTAGTATCTGTATTAATTTCCATGGTCATAGATGGACTGAACAATGTAAAGAATACATAAGGCTGGGATACACCTGGGAATTGTTCTCTACCTCTAACAGCACCTAAGTCCATTGTATAAAGAATTCTAGATCTAATAGTATCAACAGCTTCAGTGACTTCTTCCATAAGGAGTTCATCAATTTCAGCAGCAGAATATGATGCGGCATCTACAAGAACATACTTGGAGTTATCCGGGAATTCTGCACCTGACACTGGTACCTTATCTGGATTATACTTATAGATATTATATCTATCCATTATAATCGGAGTTTCAGGATCTTCTTCATCAATGATTACAACTTTTTCTTTGACGAAATAAGTCTTAAACTCATTATCTTTTTCAGCACATGCATTAATTACAGATTCATCGGTAGCACCTTCACCAGTAGCATCAAGGTAAACATTATTAGTATTGTCTAACTTGTATTTATCTGCCGCAGACATAGCACCAGAAGTTGATGCAGCTACTGAAGCTCCACTTGTAGCTAAAGGAACTTCAATAGTCTTATCAGAAGATTGATTCAAAGTAAAGGAATCAAAAGCATCTGCGTCATTTTCTATTTTTAAAGATATTGTACTATCTTTAATATCTGAAGCAGTTGCATATTCTGAAAGATCTGGTTTATTTTGAATAAATGAAGGTTCAGAGGCATCAGTTTCATCCCAGTCTGCTTGAGCTTGAACAGGTATGGTTGGCTTATTTGATAAGTCTTCATAATCACCGCTTATAGCTACTGTAGCCAGTTGATCCATCGTCGGTAGCGTTTTATCAACTGGAAGACCTGACATAACCATTCGGTCAAGATTGCCTGTATCTTCTTTTACATAAGTGATGAATTTACCTTTAGTATAATTTCCACTCTGATATAGTTTAGAAAATACTAAAGTAGGCGATCCGCTATCTTTGGTATACGATACTAGCTGATATGCACTATCACCACTAATAAATCCAGATAAATCACTTTCATATAATACAAAAGACTGTCCGGCCTCATGCCACCCAATAATATCATCAGCATCTACAACAGCATATCCTGATGCAGTATTCTGATCTTCAACTTCCAAATCAAACATCAATTCAGTACTTGAATACTTAAGAAGTCTATGATAGCTTCCAACATTCAAATCAGGCTTATGCAGCAAATCAGAATATTCTCCAGATGTTGCTACATCAGCTAATGTAGGCTTATTTTGAATAAAAGCTAAAGATGAAGAATTATTTTCTTCCCAGTCAGACTGTACAGGAGCTGCTGGAATAGTTGGCTTATTTGATAAGTCATCATAATCACCACTTGTAGCAACTGTAGCTAAATCTGGCTTATTTTGAATATATGCCTTGGAATTAGTATTAGTCTCATTCCAATTAGACTGCACCTGAGCCGCAGGAATTGTAGGCTTGTTTCGAATGTATGCCTTAGAACTAGTATTCGTTTCATTCCAGTTAGACTGAACTTGTGCAGCAGGAATTGTAGGTTTATGAAGTATAAATGCCGCAGATTCCGTATCAGTCTCATCCCAGTCTGCTTGAACTTGTGCAGCAGGAACATCTGCGATTTTGGCATATGTAGTATCAATTTGATCGCCATTGACATCACATTTGGCACGTTCGGCTTTAATCTTAGATCCATCAATGGTACTTGCAAAGCGTTCGCTCATATAGTCTCCTATAATTCTTCATATCCAATCACCGGGATATGCGGTGTATTAGACAAATCTGTATAATCTCCGCTAGTAGCTACGTCTGCGAGATTAGGTTTATTCTTAATAAACGATTGCTCTGTATTATCATCTTCTTCCCAGTCAGACTGTACAGGAGCATCAGGAATAGTGGGAGTTCCTGACAAATCAGAATATGCACCAGATGTTGCTACAGCTGCAAGAGATGGCTTATTCTTGATATAGTCTTTGGCATCTGAATCAGTTTGACCCCAGTCAGACTGTATCTGAGCATCAGGAATAGTGGGAGTTCCTGACAAATCAGAATATGCACCAGATGTTGCTACAGCTGCAAGAGATGGCTTATTCTTAATGTAATCCTTTTTGGTATCATCAGCTTGTGTCCAATCAGACTGAATCTGTGCATCTGGAATTGTCGGCGTATTAGCCAAATCACCATAATCTCCACTAGTAGCTACAGCTGCAAGAGATGGCTTGTTCTTGATATAATCCTTTTTAGTATCATCAGCTTGTGACCAGTCAGACTGAATCTGTGCGTCAGGAATGGTAGGAGTTCCAGACAGATCAGAATATGCCCCAGAAGTTGCTACAGCTGCAAGGGTTGGTTTATTCTTGATAAAATCCTTAGCATCGGAATCAGATTGTGTCCAGTCAGACTGTATCTGAGCATCTGGTAATAATGCATCAACTTCATCCTTAGTATAGTAATTGCTTAGATCAATGTTGCCTTTACCAATAGAGAACCATTCTTCTCCATTCCAAGCAACTTCTTCATCAGCAGTAACTTCCATGCTATCGATTGTACCATCTTCAGTACAAGTATATACGCTACCTTCTTCAACATCTTCAAGGTCTTCAATCTCAGATGGCGGAAGTGCAGCTATCCACTTCAAAGGCTTACCAATAGCTACTATTTTTGCATTAATTGCTGCAATATCAAGATTAATAGCTGCAATATCACCACTCTTAGTAGCAAAATCTGATAAATCGGGTGTACCATCTAAGTCAGCGTAAGATCCAGAATATGCTACATCTGCAAATCCTTGTTCTTCAATAATTCCTTCAACATCCTCAGCAGTTTGATAACCGGGATCATTTTCAAAATCGCTAAGGCTTGTAGGCTTGTTATTCAATTCTGTATAATTGCCGCTAGTAGCTACAGAATGAAGATTTGGCTTGTTCTTAATGTAATCTTTAGCAGTTGTAGTAGTCTGAGTCCAGTCAGACTGGATTTGAGCAGCTGGAATCTCAGGCTTATTATTCAATTCATTATAGTTACCACTGGTAGCTACAGAATGAAGATTTGGCTTGTTCTTAATGTAATCTACAGCTGAAGAGTTAAGCTGTTCCCAATCTGATTGAATCTGAGCAGCTGGAATTTCTGGCTTATGTAGCAAATCGCTATATTCACCAGTTGTTGCAACAGTCTTCAAACTTGGCTTGTTAAGAATCTTAGCAGCACCCTCGGTAGCATTCCAGTCGGCATTTTCCTGCGCAGGAGTATCCTTCCAAACAAGATTGCCGTATTGATCAGATCCTAAGAACTTAACGGCATTCGGAGCACCTAATATTGAAGCTATATGCGTTGTTATATAATTGATAATTTTTCCAGCTATATTTCTTAGCTTAAGCTTCTTAGTACCATTAGAAACACTATCCACTGGTATTTCATTATTAGTGAGCGTAATATCAATTAAGCTGGAATCTCCAGAATCTAGATCCTTGATTCTTACAAGGTTTATTTCTCTTTCATCCATAGTGTACCTACTAAAAGGAATAAATATTTTCTTTATAATATGGTGTTTAAGGATTTTAACCCCTTAAATTTATGGCTAATACGATACCGTATTAGCCATTTGAGTTATTCAATTCTTGAATTTATAGAAGCAATAAGCTTATTACCATCAGTTACAAGGTCTGATTTAAGACCCATGCCCATCAAGTAAACATCAAGAGCATTAAGTTCAGGTTTTTCAAAGATAGAATCGCCCATTTTAACGTCTGACATCTTAACAAAGCCATCACGAGCAATATTATTATACATGATGCGTTTCTGACCAGCATTACCTGCTCTCGGACCCATCATTTCCTTAAGAGTTTCAAAGTTACCTTGAGCGATCATAGAGTTGGTTTCTTCATCAGACATTCTAGAAACCTTATCATCAGATGTAACTTGGTTAGTAATAGCATTTCTAGTTTTAATAGAGCTAGACACAGCAGTTTTCTTAGCCACAATCTGTTGAAGACGTTTTACATAAATGTACATAACTGGAATCTTATACGGAGTTCTAACCGTATGACCTTCTTTCTCATCACGAAGGTAAACGTATTCTTCCAAAGGCAGATTCAAAACCTTAGCAGCAGCTTCAATATCAGAGAACTTAGGTTCATTCTTAAACGGAAGCACTTCAACAGTAATAAATTTATCTGGATCAGATGCAAATGATTTCATCCAAGCTTCGAACTGCTTATCATTCATAGCATTGAAAAAATCAAGATACTTTTTGGTATTAGCTCCAGTTCTATCAAGCTTATCTAGGACAGATGTTATAAGATCAACTATCCTTTTTCGTTTTGTAGATGTAGAGGCCATAAATAAATCCTTTTATTAAACAATAGTAAGTTTAATATCAATAACTTTATCATGAAAACAAAGGAGACCTTTATGGGCTTATTATCTTGGTGGAAATCTCGTAGAGAAGCTGTACGTGCAAAGAAAGCAGCAATGCTAGCAGCAGACATTAGAGCTTCTTACAAGCAGAACTACATGGCTAAATGGGGTCTAGGTGCAAATCGTGATTTTGAATTCCTAGACAAAATGATTAAGCTGACTGGTGACAAGTATATCAAAGAAGTTGAACTTCTGTTGGCTTCCACTGGAAACGGTGAATATCTTTCCGATAAGATTACAACGGAAGATATTCCTAAGCTTGTGAATAATATCATTGGTAATCTTTCCAAACAGTACAGATACATTCTTGAATTGTATTTAGGTGATGATGATGGAATTATCAAATACATTATTCTTCAGCTGAATGAATACATTGTAAAGATTATGCTTATGAATCGTCATAAGATCAATAGCATGAATCCAGAATATAGAAAGCTTCAGCAAGTTACGGCTGCTGCCTCAAAGCAAAAAGAAGCTATTAACCAACAAAGAAAACAATAAACATAAGACCATAGACACAAAGTCTATGGTCTTAATTTATGCAGCGATTGAGGAATATTTATTGATCATTATATTCGTGAATGGAATTATAAATTCTATAAGATTTGGAGAGATATCTAATTTCTCCATCCAATCACTATCATAGAACTCGTTCAAGAATGCAACGACAGCAGTCTTAGAACCCATTTCATTCATTTGAAATTGACCATTCCTAAGATTTCTATAGAAATTCATATCAAGAGATTTGCTGCAATATAAATCCTTGAAATTCTTTATATCCTTAAGAATATCTATAGGTCTATACCCATTATCAAGCATTCCAAGCCACGTATTGAACTTGTCAATCATGTAATTCTGACACAGTTCTCTACCATTGTCTGAAATGCCTTTTACAGTCATTAGTCCATCTGTACCACGATAAAATGATACACGGTTCATTACAACAAGTGAAGAATATACGCCTGAAATCTTAAACTGGATATCATTTACTCGCAATTTATGTACTTTAGTTCTCGGTTGAATTAAAGTCACAGCATCGTTATTTATAGATACAATATCTTCATCACTGGCACCATTCTCCGTCATGAACTCAAACATCGTATCTCTAATATGCTGTGCCAATTCTCTTGACCATTCTAAATTCAAACCACGAATTTTACCAATTACAACATTTCGTGTATATTTATCCATCGCTTCAAGACGCTTAACATCTTTCTGCCCAAGCATCTTGAAACGACGAATCATAGACAATCCTGCTGCATTGATATCGAATTCCCTTAGAACTTTCGAGTCTAAGCCATACAAAATATCAATGTCAGGATTAGAATATGAAGCCTTTCGAGCTATTTTTTCACTTAGTTGTGCCATTACACCATTCCTTAAACAAGGCTTCGGATGCACAAGCTTCAGAAGCCTGAGACAAAGCCTTTCCAAGCAATGAAAAATTATTTACTACTTCACCAGGAGCAATGCTTTCAAAGTCATTCTCAAATATGTAGTCCGCTTCATCGTATATGGCATACTCGGCACGAATGTATTCTTCATCACGTTCGCCAACTCGTGCATCAATAGCTTCCTCTGGCGGTCGATGCACTCCGACGATACGATAAATAATATCTTTTCTTACAGAAGCCCAAGCCTTAAAGTCTTGCAAGCCTTCTTTATTAAGAATAATCACACCAACACGGTTATCAAACTCAGGCATAGGTTCACTGCCATATACATAATCCTTGATATGGCATTTACCAATTAGTTTATTAGCGACTGCTTCAAAACTAGATTTAGAATCAAAGACATACATGTCTTTAGCTTCATATGCACGGCGTGGGCGTGTGGTATGTTGAATTACAGTTGTAAACATGGCAGGATTAAAATTTACCAGAATCTGTCTGATAGTAGATTTACCTGTTCCAGATGCTCCAACTAAGATTAAATATTTTTGCTGCATAATTGTTCCTTTGTAGAGGGTCATTTATGTGTTCTCTGTATAAAATATGCCACGCCGAGCTTGGGCTTAAATTCTTCCAGTTTCGCATAATAATATTAAATAAAATTTAATAATAAAAATAAATATAAAAAATAATAAAAATTATATATAAAAATAATAATGAAAAATCTATATTTTTATATTAAAATATGTAAAATGTAAATATTTACATTTTAACATTAAGATACACCATAAAGGAAAATATCTATGAAATTAAGTTTCATAAATATGGATGATATATTTGATTCATCTAGAGTAATTACCAATGCTGAAATTATGGATAAGAATCGTGCATTTACAGATGACGGTTTATATTCCGAAAAAGTATTTGGTAAAATTCATGGGGATGAAATCGAATATTCTTGTAAATGTGGTAATCTTAGAGGCAGGATTTATGAAGGTCTAGAATGTGAATCCTGTAAAACCATAGTAGAGAAGAAACAATCAGTTATCTCTAGAGTAGGTTGGATAGATCTCAAGGAATATAAGGTAATTCATCCGAGATTCTATCAGTTCATTCAGCAATACATTGGTACTTCAAGACTGAATAGCTATATCAACTCCAATATGTCTATCGATGTAGATGGGAATGTAGTCATCCCTAACGAGACAGAGTTGAAGCCTACTGCAAAAGATCCTATGCCAGAATGTGTAGGTATGGGTGTTGAAGGATTTATCAATAACTTCGACTCTATTCTAGAAACATATCACGCAAAAAATAAAGATGAGAAAAAGGACGTATACGAAATTATTAGAGCTAATCGTGATAAGCTCTTTATGACGAAGATTCCTATGTATAGTCCTAGACTTAGACCAGTAGTCGTAATCAAAGACAAAGTTATCACTGACCCGTTAAACGAAAAGTATGTACAGATTCTTAAGCTAACAGCAGGATTACATTCTCTCTCTAAAGACAGAAATGAACTGGCTGTAGCAGCATACTGTAATAAGATTCAGCAGTTGATTGTTGACATCGATAACTTTGTGATAATGGCTCTGAATGGAAAGAAGGGTCTAATCAGAAATACAGTATTGGGTAGTAGACTTAACTTCTCATCAAGATGTGTGATTACTCCGTTACCAGTAGATACGGCATTAGATGAAGTACATTTGCCGTATATAGTATGTCTTGAAATATTCAAGCTCCAGATTCTTAGTTATCTTACCCGTAAGAAAGACATTAGTTATTTTGAAGCAATGACGATATTCAACAATGCAATTACGGTATTTGATCAGGATATCTATGATTATATGATGCGTCTAATCGGTCCAAATGGTCATCCGTTCCTTTTGAACAGAAACCCGACGATTTCCATTGGATCTATCTTGTATATGCGTATCACTAAGATCAAGACTGACATCACTGACTATACCATGAGTATCAGAAATAATGTCTTAAAGTTCCTTACTGGTGACTACGATGGTGATGTTTTGAATATCTTCTTGACACTGTTCGATGAGTATGATAAAGATTTGAAGAAATTTAGTCCTATTAACCTTGCCTTTAGCTTAAATGATGGAAGGTTCAATAGTAATTTAAGTCTTGATAAAGACTATGCACTTGGACTTCAGACGTTGTTAGACTAAGGAGACAACATGAAACCAAAATCAAAATACCTCGTATGCTACAAAGCAAAATATTCTTATAGCGAGAGTAGTTTTGATGAAGTCGTAGATTGGTGGGATGGTGCAGATGTACCATCCCTCAAATCTGGCCTCAGAGAAATTATTAAGAGAAAATATTGTGGTGGACACGATGTAGGAATTGGTATTACTCTTACATCCGTATTTCCTTTAAGAGAAGGCTCAGGCCAAAAGAATCCAGAAGATGTTTGATAAAGAATCAATCATAAAGACTATAGAAAACTATGATGTTGGTTATAAAGAAATAACCCAACTTGATTGTTTTCATAGGATTATATCGGATAATGAGAATTTTGAAATTAGATATGCCGGATGTAACTATATTGTAGTCACTAAGGATACTGTAAAGCTTTACTTTGGATTACAGTATAAGACATTCGAGAAAACTGAAGAAGATGAAAAATCATTTTATGAAGACTTAAACCAGAGTTTAAAACTCATTGCAGAAGGCTGTGAAGTATCATGGGCGTAAAAACCAAAATTAAAGAAACGAAAAAGAAGACGAAAGCTCCTAAAGTCAAAGATCTAAATGAAGTAAAGAAAGTATCAGAACAAACTGGTCCAAAGGTTGTGACAGAATACTATGATCCTGAAAAGGGTCCATCTCAGCAAGCTTTAAAGACTAGCTTCGATATGCTTGACCTGCTTAAAGCAGCTTATGATAAGCTGCTAAATCATGAAAGAGCAAGGCAAGACGATGCTTTCGATTTGAATAAGTTCGTATTTGAATTTGCAAGAAATGTACCTGCAATTCTTAAGACCAATTATCCTGAACTTGAACCTCTGTATCTTGGCAATCTTAATCTTACCAATGAACAGAAGTCAATGGTCTTCTCATACATGAATACATGCAGTTGCATTCCAATGGCTATATTGCTTACTGAATGGTATCAGACAGTTCATCCTGAACAGTTTGAAGAACCTGATAGTGAAGGTGTATTTACTACAGTTTCCACTGATGGTAAGAAAAACAATCAAGTAGTAAATTAATTTCTTCTTAGTCACAAAGGCTTATAGGATCTTCCTATAAGTCTTTTTTTTTTGTAAAATTATCATTGATAGTGATATATTAAAAAGTGATGTAATAATTCCATTGCATCGTAACCAAGGAGAAAGATCATGAAAAAGATCATTTCCATCTTCGCTTTGATTATTCTCATTGCTTGCAGTGAGGATTATCAAGTTTCCAGCCCCACTACCTCTGAAAAGGTTGATACACTTTTGGTTAGTACTACAGATACTCTCTTCATGACAGAACATGATACAATTCTTGTATCATCTACTGATACGATTAGAGTTTCTGTCTTAGATACCGTTGTCTTAAATCATACAGATACGGTTTCTAAGATT